ACATGACAAATATCCTACTGTGTATGGAGTAGCTGATTTTCTTCGGGACTGGACTACATTGTCTCGCAGAATAGATCGCGAGGGGTCTGCATTTGCAACGCAGACATTACCCGCCGTCTTCGACGGAGTTGTTAACATCCTCGAAGGAAGGGCCGCGTCATTTCCTGGGTTCAAAACTTTGACCCGAGGTGGCATCACTTACCCGGTTGTATTGTCCGGACTAGTGAAACGCGTGCTGATCTCCCAGAACACAGAGATGGGCCAACATGCGATGGAGAGTCTATATCAGATCTCCTATGCATTTAAGAAAGTTGTTGGCCCGTACAAACCTGAGGTACTCTATAATCAGTTAGTAGAGTTTATAGAGGTTGATAGTGAGCTGAAGTATTATGATTATCTCAGCGAACCTCTGCGAGCAATTACGCGACGAGGCCGTGAAATTATCACAACGGTTTTGTCGGGATTAGATCCATCGGACCCTAGGCAGTCGGAAAAGTTTCTTCCTAAACCTGGACCCGGTGCGACCAACACCCCTCGCAAAAAATCAGAACGTTATGTTGCCCATTCTGATTACCTCAACATTAGCGATCTCTTGAATCTGCGTGAGTGGTATGAACCACCCTACGCTCGCCAACGCGAGTACAGAGTACAACCTTTGTACGGAGCTCAGGATGTCAACCATATCGCTAGGCGGCAGAACCGACCAGCTGCAAGGCAGCTTCCCAATATAGATGCTCCTACTTCACGCTTTAAGTTCGTACCAAAAACGAATAACAAGGCACGAGGTATATGCATCGAAGAGAATGAAGTACAATGGCTGCAGCAAGCGCTACGTTCAGCGCTTGTCGAGAGGATAGAGTCGCACCCCATAACCAAAGGGTACGTAAACTTTACTTCTCAGCAGATCAATAGAGATTTGGCACTGAACGCCTCGCAGACCGGTCATCTGGCGACATTAGATATGTCATCAGCAAGTGATCGGATAAGCAGACGTCTCGTGTCTTATCTTTTTGGTGGAACAGGTACATTACTAGATTATATTCTAGCATGTTCCACCGAAACTATTGAGCTACCTGAAGTACGGGGCTTGAATTTTGTTGATGAATTACCAATCAGCAAGATAGCTCCAATGGGTAGTGCTATTTGCTTCCCCATTATGGCCCTTACGCACTTTGCTTTAATTAAGGCCATTCTGGAATTCTCTACCGTTCCACGCGACAAAATTGCGGATATATACGTTTACGGAGATGATATCATCGTAAATCGTGAATGTGTACAAGCTGTATACGACTTTTTGCCGTTATATGGGATGAAATTTAATGAAACAAAATCATTTTCCCAGAGCTTGTTCCGCGAATCGTGTGGTCTACATGCCTATGAAGGCTATGAAGTTACACCTGTGCGTTTCAAAGTCGCACGCGAAAATCTACGATTCTCAGACTTACCAGGAGTCCTTCGCCTCGAAGAGGCATTCTATAACAAGGGCTACCGGAGGACAGCTGA